ATTAAAACTTATATTGTAAGGCACAGGATTATATTGATAATCTAAAACATCACCTCTGTCTGATCTTGTTGCTTTAAATCTACCAAGTCTTTGTAATTTACGACTTGGATCATAATTAAGTCCTGAAATTTCAAAACCCATACGAGGTAAAGTTATTGCCACTTCTCTCTTACTTAAATCTGCTTGTTGTTCTAATCTTGTTAAAAACTTTTCTTTTGGCGAATATGCAAGAGGTACTTTTAAAGATTGTATCACATTACCACTACTATCTTTTCTATGAATAACGATATTGTTAAAGATAGTACCAAATGCTACTACAATTTTTCTTAATGATTCATGGTAAAAATGTTTTCCAAACATGATTAAAATCCTTCATCTACTTCACCAAAAGGGTTTCTTTCTGTAAAGTCTAATATATCATCAGCGGTACTTGTTGTGCCAAAACCTGCATCTGATTCATATGTATTGTTATCAGCAAAATCTCTAGTTTGAGTTTGTAGATTATATTCTTCGTTAATTAAATAATTTATTTCGCCAGTTGAAGACTCAAGTAATAACGCACCTGTGCCACCGTCTGTCGCTGTTTCTAAACTAAATTGATGATTTAGTTGATCTACTGATAGATTGTCTTCTAATTTATTAATATCAGAAACATTTGTATCAATTTTTTCAGACGCATATTCAAATCTAGTACATCTTAATTTATAAACAGGTAAGTTGCCTAGTTGAAAGAATGGTTCCTGATCTTCAACAAATTGTATTTCAAAAAAACTATTCATTAGAGGGAAGTAAATTAAGTCACCCTCATTAGGTCTGCCACCTTTTATTAATGTTGCAGGATCATCTACTGAGTCTGACCATCTTCTTTTTGCAACCGTAAATGTTGTATCTTCTCTAATTTCTAAACCAAATTTAGATACTAATTCTTGTTCACCTTGGAAACCTTCAGTTGTTTCCATGTACATCTCTATTAAGTATGATGAAGTAAATTTACTTAATACATCTTCACCTAATATTAAGTCTTGGTTAACCAATGTTCTAGGTAGATAATAGACATCATGCCCATAGATTTTTAGGCCTTCTATTATTAGATTTTCATGTAATCTTTTTTCGGCGGCGTTTCCTATACCATCACCACCTTGAAAAAAATGGTTAACTGCCATGTAATTATCCTATCATGTAGGTTACAGGTGTTTCGTAAGTACCTCTGATCTCTGTCTCTAGTCTTTCAACATCCTGTAGCGCTTCTGAATAAATTTGTTGTCCGTTTAAGGTTACTCCACCTATCATTGCGACACCATTAAATTTAGATAGATTAGCACCCCATTGTTTTTTAAATAAAGCGGTCACATATCTTTTTAGATATATGTCATTATATACATCTGTCATTGTTTCTGGATCTAATTTTCTATAACACTCAATTATTATATACTCACCTACTGATAAATCTTCAGACCAATCCATGTCTATATAAAGTCTATTATTGTGTTGATTAAATCTTATTGGTTTTTCACCTACTAAAATGTGATCTAAAAAATCTAAATGTCTTAAAACCATATCGTAGTGAATTATACTTGTAGAAGAAAAATCATACAAGTCATTTAATCTCAATTGGTATCTAACATCAAATAAATTTAAATTATGTTTGTCTGATAAATTAAATATTCTATTAACTGCCAATACACTATCAGGTACAATTAAATAATTGTTTGCCTCAGAAAAATTTGTTGTGATAGAGTTTTTAGTTGCTGAAGAAGATGTATTACTTGTAAGTCTAGTTTTATCTGCCTCTGTATATTGATATTTTAAATATACTCTTTCAACACCATCATAGTGATATTGTGAGAAATATTGTAGTGCCTCATCTAATCTATCTTCTAATTGTGCATCATCTACATTTATCTCAATAACAGGCTTACCTAAATTTCGTAAAGCGTATTGTTTAAGTTGTTCTCTTGTTGCTGGTTCTGCCATTAATATACCTCGTTATTCAGGTATATTTATAAGATTAACCAAGTGCTATTGCTTGTGCAATTGCGAATGGTTTAGTTGATACATCACTACCATTAATTTGAAGTGATCCTGTGACGTTTAAAGATGCTGTTGTGATATATGTCTTAATTTGAGATAATCTAATTCTACCTTCAGTACCACCATCAGAAACAAGAAGTTGATCGTTATCTACTAATGTTTGACCAGTTAAATCAGTTGCACCATCAATATTAATAACTGCCTCTACTGCCCCAAATTCTAATGCTGAGCCACCAGAGTTAACTTTTAAAACTTGTCCTGCACCACCGATTGATAGTGAAGCGCCTAGACCACCATGTGATAATGCGATAAATTCTCCTGATTGAAACTCTGCTAATCCTGTTGCAGTTGATCCATCAAATACGGTTCTTATAGGTACCTTTGCTGACATTAATATCTCCTATCTCTATTTATATATTTTTTCATATTAAAAACTAAACAATTCAAATCTACCTTGCGTACTACCATCTGCCTTTTTAAATGCAGTAAACACTGAAGATTTAGAAGAACCTGCAGCCATAGTAAATGTAGTGTTTGCTGTACTTAGACCACCTGCCTGTGTAAAGAAAGGCACACTTTTAGTCACGGTACCCTCTGCGTTAGTTTTAGCAATTTTATCTGTTCCTATTTTTGATCCTGCAGGTAATGTTGCACCAGTAGCAGATATTTGAATTGCACCTGTACCATCACCTGATATTGTTGCACCTGCAAGGTCAATTGTATTACCTGATAAGTAAATATCTCTCCATCTTCTTGCTGGGGAACCTAAGTCATGTGTTAATGTTGTCAAAGGTTCTAAATTTGAAATAAATCTTGCGACTACATTTACCGTATCTTCAGTTGAGTCGCCTGTATTAACACCAATAACGGTATCACCTTTTAAAGTTGTATCGTTTGAAACTTCTAGTGTTGATCCTGATACATAAACATTTTTAAAATAACCATTTCTAAAATTTTTAGATGAACTACCTATATCTCTTGCATTATCTGTATCAGGTATTATATTTTGATCTACAGCACTTAAATCACTTGCAACTTCTCCGAAGTCATATTTACCAGTGCTTGAATTATACTTTAATGCAAAACCATTTTGTTGAGCAGATACATCAACATCTCCTAAATCTTTTAAGTCACCAGCACCGCCACCACCGATTGATTGTAATTGTAGTGTTGTTAATTGTTTAAATTTATTGAAACTTTTTGATAATTCATCAAGTGACATATTACCTGTTTCAATATCTTCAGTAATTTGTTTTGCATTTTTAGAAAGAACATCATAGACGGTTGCTGTATCAACAAACTCTTTTGTTGCAGGAATAGGATCACCTGGTTGAACTGACCATTTGTCAATCTCTGGTATTTCTGGTTTAATATTTTTACTGATTACATCTTCTACCTGATTTACTAAACTTTCAGATACTTGTTTATTAGGTTGTTTTTCTGCAAATTTTGTTATTGAACCATACAGATTTTCTAAAGTTTCTAAAAGTTTTTGTTCTTGTTCAGGTGATTTTTGCTTAATTACTTTTGCGTTAGATTCAATTGTTTCTTTAATCTGTTCTTTGAACTCTTGTACACCAAATAAGTTTTCTAATACTGATAATTTTTTAGTTTCAGATAGTTTTCTTTTTTCTTTTTGAGCAACAATCTGTCTTTGTTTTTCTGCTGCCTCTTCTATCTTTTTTTGTTCTTGTAATTCTTTTTGTTTTTTTTCTTCATCTAACTTAGCAATAAAATCAACACCAGAAATATCTGTAAAGAAATTTTCTAGTCCTGTTCTTTTTTTACTCATTATACTTTAGTTGCTTCTGCGTTAACGGTTATGATTCCGTGATGAACTTTCTCTATTGTCGAGTCTGCTAAAATTAATTCTACATCATAAACATATCTAGTATCGCCATCTAAAGCAGCCGTGACAACATCTGTTAATTCTAGTTTGTATGTTCCTGCTGTTCCAGAAACTATTGTACAGGTAAATGTAGTTGCACTTGTTGACGCAAACGATTTTCTCATTTGTGCCTGAAGAGTTAGACCTGAAATATCATAAGCAGTGGTACCATCAGTTGTGACCGTTAAAGTCCTACTGAAGTCTGCACCTTGATCTATTGAAAAGTTTTCTGCCGTTTTTACGGTAACTGCCATATCTATCTCCTATCAGACTATTTATATGTCTTAGGATTTAGTCTTATATTAAAAGATAAAGATATTCTGTCTGTATCAGACATATTAGGTTTTACAAAATGTTCTAAGTATGCAGGAAAAACAATTAACTTACTGGTCTCTGCAAGGTAGTATATACTTGATGATGCTAATAAACTTTTTTCATTTCTAAATTGTGCTTGATAATGTATTCTAGGTTTTACTGGATCAACAAAGTGAATATTACCACAATTCTCTGGTGTTTGAACATAGTAAACGCCTGACCACAAACAATGTGGGTGAGAGTGTGTATTATTGTATCCGTATTTAGGATTAATATTACCCCAAAATGAATGAACATCTAATTGAAAATTAGGATCATAATCATAAAAAGTAAATATTTCACCTAATGTAAATTTTAAATGTTTATTAAATTCATCAAATTCAGGATAACTTTGTATGTTGACACCACTATGCCAACCTAATTGATTTGATCTTTCTAAACCCTTTGTTGTATTTTTAAGAGTATATAATCTGTTTATGATTTTTTTATTTTCTTCTTCAAAGTTAGGTAATATCTTATGAAATATTTTAGTTGCAAAGGTTGTGTCTATTGTAGAACCATTTGTATTTGTCATAATTAAAAGAAAGTAGGACCATGTACCCAACCGACAATGGCGTGTCTAACACCTTTTGTCACTTTTGACATTCTATGAGTTATAAAAGAAGGAAATATAATTAATTTTCCTTGTTGTCTTAACGCATCTTTATCAGTTTTACTATTTAAAAATTCTACATCACCACCTTCATAACTTTTAGGATCTGATAATTGAACTATGAAACTTAATTTTCTAGTAGGAAAATTGTTACCTATATCTACGTGCCAATCATAAGAACTACCTTTAGAAAACTGCCATAGAGTAGGCGCATCATTATCCATAAAACCTCTTAAATCAAATTTAAATTTTTCTGAATCTGCTTCTTTAAGACCTGCTAAAAAATATGTTAAAGGCCAACCATCTGTATTCATAGGCAATGCCTGTCTTTGAATATTTTTGATTATGTTTGTGTCTTTTGTACTAACATCTGACCATAACTCAGGTACGATCTCTTTGTTAATAGCCTCACATTGTTTAGGACTTAATATATCTGTATGAACTATTGAACAGAAATTTTTATTTAATCTGATATTCTCTAGTTGTTTTATAGATGTAAGAGGCACATCTTTTTTAGTTTCATTTTCACTCATATTAATATTGTATCACTTTCTTAATATAATGTCAATAACTAGTGGTTTTCGTCCATTATATCTTCAAAACCTGATATAGGATCATCCCACATAAGTTTTCGTTTTCTATCATCTTTACTACCTAAGAAATTAGACTCTTTTAGTAACCATCTCCACTTCATTAATGCTCTCTTTTGAGTTGCTTCGTGGTGTTGATGTCTTTCTTCTTTTGTAGTTTCATTTCTTTTTATAGGTATTCTATTAGGATTTAACGATCCTGTAAATACATCGCCTTCTTCAGCAGCCTTTAACCAATCTCTAATTCTTCTACTTCTATGAGGTTTGTAATCTTGTCGCCAACGACCTGTAAGTGGAGACTGAGTCATTTTACCCTTACCTGCAGGTCTTGGAGGTTTAGTCCACCACCATTTAGAAAACATACCTTGACCTCTAGAGCCTAAATCTAATGCTCTTTTTAGATATTCTTTTGGATTGTCTTTAAATGTTGAGTAGTCTCTTAATAATTTTTTCTCTAAATCTTGTTGATGAAATTGTTGTTCCCATCTTCTAAATCTATCTTCTTCATTTTCCATCCATCTTGCACGAAACTTCTCTAATCTTTCTTTAGATACTTTTTCAGGATTCTCTTGGTGTTGTTTAAGTAATTCCTGATAACGATTTTTATTAACCGTTACCTTTGCAAAGTCCTCGTCTGGATTTTTAGGAAACTTAAAATTTGTAGGTATATATTTTTTAAAATCGAATGACATAATGTATTATTATTTAGTAGTTTAAATTAAGCCCACTGAAGAGATACACCGTGTATCTTAACAGCGTTATTTCTTAACTCTAACTTCCATCTCATTGAAGTACCTGATGGTTGACCAGATACGTCAGCAGTACCAGTCAAAATTCTTTGACCAGAAGAACCTGTCACATAACCACTATCTGATAAAGTAGCCTGTGAGAAGTTAGAACCACCATCTCTACTTACTCTAGCGATGATGTCTGTATTCAATGTAGGCGTAGCAATGTTTTCTTCGAATACTACTATTCTTGCACTTGATGGTGCTGAATTAGCAGTAAATGGTTCTGAAACTAAATCTGTTGCAGTTGTTGAAGCAGCATTAAATCCTGTTGCAGTAATAAACACATAACCACCTTGAGATGTATTCCAATAGTTTACACCATTACCAACACCTGGTTGATATTCAGGATCGCCTGAGTCAGCAACACTTGTACCAGAACCTGCAGTTGTAGCACCAGAAGCAACCTGTGGGTGACCAAAGTAAGATGATCCTCCACCACCTGCCCATGCACCATGGTGACCCATTTGACCACCACCACCACCGCCTGCAAAGAATCCCATCCCTGCACCAGCCTGGTCAGTATGCATAAATCTTTCTGTTTCGAAACCGTCTGGACCACCACCAGAAGGGTGTTTTGTACCCGCCTGTTCTTGGTCTCCTCCACCACCACCGTTTGGTCCGTGTGATGTTTGTTCGCCTGCGCCTGCAGCTTCTCCAGTTTGTCCCCCACCAGCACCACCATTTCTTGTTGGTGTACCTAGTGGTTGTGAACCGTTTGCACATCCTCCACCACCAGCAACAAATGCGATTTGTGGTGAAATAGGTGTGTAATTCATTCTTTGTCCACCTGGTGAATAAGGTGGAGATGCCCCAGCAACCTGAGGTGTAGAGTTAGTTGTAACCCCAAAAGTATTTCCTGTATTTTCCCAATCAATCTCTGCAGGACCAACGGTTACGTATGACATTGAACCACCGCCACCAAAGTGACCATGACCTGATACCCTTTGTCCCCAACCACCACTATCTATTGAGTCAGGAAAGTAAGCATATATTCCTGTGCCTGGGTGGTTATTACTCATTGGGTTAGAAGTTGGCCATGGATTACCAGGACCTTTTAAAACTGCTGTAGAGTTTGGTGTTTGATTATCTACACCAACTCCTATATAAACCGTTTGACCTCCAGTTACCGTTAAGTTACCAGAAACGTGGCCTCCACCACCTCCAGTACCTCTCATAAAGTTTGGTTGGTTATAAGGACCTCGTCCTCCGCCTCCCCAACCTTTAACCGTTATAGTACTTACACTTGGGTCAACTGAATATTGACCATCCTGATAGTGATGACCAAATGTTGAATATGATTGTGGGTGAACTGCTTGTGCTGTTGAAGTATCTGGTTCAGTTACCGAACCAACACCTGTTTCAAATAAAAATCCGCCTGCAAATGTTCCCATTGGAGATGATTGACCATCATCCTGTGTAGAGTTGATGTAGTAATCTGAAGCAGCAACGTATCTATCGTTAGAACTTGCAGTTTCTTCAACACCTGACTCATCATGGAACTCATCAACAACACCATCAACAAAATTAAAGACCGTTAAACTATCGTTAACAGCCATTTTAAAACCTAATAAACCGATATTATCTTTGATTGTATTTAATTCACTTGAAGTAGCGACACCTGATACCTTAGAACTTGCGATAGCAGCTGATGGACTTATGTCTGCATTGACTATAGCACCATCGTTAATCTCGTTTGATGTAACCGCATTGTTAGCGATTTCGTCTGCTGTTAGAACATTTGATTTTACTTTATCAGCCTCAATTGTTCTAGTAGTTAAATTCGCATTTGTAATCTTTGTTGTCATACTACTATTTATCCTTTTTTAAATTGGTAATTCTCTTATAATAACCTGCACACCAACTTCTGGTGCAGTTCCTAATGTTAAGGTAGTACCTGAAATAGTGTAGTCGGCAGTCGGTCTTTGTAAGACACCGTTTTCAGTGACTAATACTTTATCAACCGTCATTCCTTGAGTACAAGTAAATCCTTGAGTAGATCCATCACCTGTACTTACTCTCACATTAATTTCTGTTGGTCTATCTTTTCCGTTAATATATCTAACCATTAAATGTCCGTTCCTACTTTTTTAACCCAATAGCCATGGTCTTTGATTTTTCTAGTTTCTCCCTCTGCATTTGCATTGAATACAGGTGAAGATAATTGAATATATGTGTCTCCTCCTGGTGTATTTGATTTAGCACCGTTTTGAGGAGCATTGTTAGCCTTTGATCCACTTGGGACTAATGTCTTAACTGCCATACTTCAACCCTTAACTATTACACATCTTCCAAAACTGAAAGAACAACGTCAATTGATGAACCAGCAGAAGCTTCTGCTCTGATTACATCAGCGTTTGAACCATCGTTTTGAACTACAATTTTGTTTCCTTGCATAATCTCAACCGTAGTATTACCAGGTACTTTTAATCCGTTAACAATGTATGCGTCATTTGAACCGTCTTCGTTATCTAAAAAGATACCGACCGTTCTTTCAGCCGCATTTTTATTACAGATTGATATACCGATAATGATTGATTCTAATGCAGTGGAACCAGCGCCTGCAGGTACTGAATACACAGCATCGCCTGACGCACCTGTACTTGTTCCTACATTTGGTTTTGCAAATCTTTTAAAATCGTTAGCCATTTATAACTACCCTTTATAGTATTTATACTTTTTAAAGTATAATGTTTATATTTATATTATAATTAACCTAAAGCAATTGCCTGTGCAATCGCAAAAGGTCTAGTCGCAACCCTATCACTACCTTCAGTAATTGTAGTCGCAGTAATTGAAGAAATCCCAGTAATTGTAGTACTTAAAGCAATATTGAATTGATCTGTAGCAGATACCGTCGCTGAAATATTTGAGTCTCCAACTATATTTAGTATGTCACCACCACTAATAGTTTGTGTGGTACTTGTACTATCTCTTATAACAAAGTTATTAGTACCCCCAGCAGCTTCGTTAATCGCAGCCACTAATGAAGTTTTACTAGAAGTCGTTAAGGCAGCCAAATCTCCTGTGTCTGTCGCATGAGAATTGAATGTTGTTCTTAGCGTTTCTAAAGTATCTGTACTATCTACACTTCTTACAGCCATTTTACTTGTTTAATACCTTTGTTAATAAACTTTTTATTTCTTTCATTTCGTTTTTAATAGTATTTATTTCTTTCACAGCACCTCTTAAAACATCATTTGTTTTTTCTCTGTTTTTATATTTACTCATGTAAGCAGTAAATTCAGATTGACTTGTATTTAATATAGCATTTGATTTTACATCTCTTACTAAATTTGTTTGTCCTTGTACTTTAATTTGTGCCATAATTATACCGCAAGAGCAATTGCTCTTAAATCTTTTATTCGTGCAGTGTATGAACTATTTGTTCCTTTAAACACTATCTTAATTTGAAAACTTGTAAACTCTGATAAATCACTTACACTAAACTTATAATCTTTGAAATCTATATCTAACACTTGATCACCAGTTGATGGATCAACAGCACTATCAGGTGCACCAGTTGTATTAAATGGTGTAAATGGTATATCTTCTATTCTTCTTGTTTCTTCACCACCACTTACTCTGAAAAATGCAGTTATAGAAGAAGTATCTCTAACACTAGCCGCAAGTCTTAAATCTAAAGCAGTGGATTGATTTACTAAATTAATTGGTTTTGTAATGTATTGACCAGCAGATGAACCGCCCTCTGTTGCAGTATCTTCTTCAAAGTCAACCGTGTTTGTAATTTTTGCAACAATTCTAGCGCCATTAGTTGGTGCAGTTGCCATTGTTAATGTTGTACTTGAAACCGTAAAGTCTATTTGAGGTGTTAATTTTTTACCATCTTTTCTAACGTCCATTATATGAACATCACTTGGTGTAGCACTCAAAGTAAATCCTGTTGTTGAACCATCACCTATAAATGTATCAGTAGATGATACACTAGGATTATTTAATCTGTTTGAAATTGCAAAAGCATTAACTCTTTTTAAATCTATTACTGGTGATAAATTAGCATTTGATGAACTAAATGTTATATTTGTCACAATTGATTTAGAACCAGACATTTCGTTTGTCTCATTAATTTCACTTGCAACCAATCTAGGAGATGTAAAGTAAATATTATCTCCTAATACTACACTTTGAGCATCGGATGCTGATTGTAAAGTAAATGGTGTTTCTGTACCGTGTACAGATTTACCTGTCGTTGTTCTTAATGTAGCACTTAAAGAAGTAGCAGGATGAATAACGTGACCTATTTGAAGTTGTAATACATCAAATAATCTATTTTGTGTTGCTGTTGCTGTTGCGCCACCAATATCTCCTGTTGCGTTTGCAGCCCCACCAGCAACCACATCATAAGAATCTAATGTTATATTTTTTATACTTGTATATGTGCCATTGATATTATCGTGTGTAATACCATTATATGTGCCTGAAGCAATATCAGCAATTGTCACATTATCTAAACTGCTGCTGTGCATACCATGATTTTTATGAAACACTCTAATTGTAGTTGAACCGTTAAATGTTCTAATAGAATTATTGTTTAATAATTTTGTAGGTAAAGTTTTGTTTGCCAATGTTAATGTACCAGATGCAGTTGTATCAAATACTGCTTTTTTCAAAGTATATTTTAAATCTTCCATTTGATCTGGTTGCCATGTTCTATTATTAGCAGACTTAAATAATACACCACTTGCTGGTTGTTTAGATACCGTTCTGTCACCACCAATTACTTTATCACCTAATCTTGCAACATAAACATTGTAATCAGTTGAGTCAGAATATAACACTACACAATATTCTTTTCCTTCTTGTAAGTAAACTGGACTATCAAATGTAAATGTAGTTGCAGTTGTACCATCTGTTGATGTATTTACATCACTTGGATTTAAATATTTTTGTGCAAATGGTAATAATGTA